CCACTCACTCTATTAGAAAAAATCATCACGCAAAACGATGATGACAGAAACGGGTAATGTCACCCAATAAAATGCTTGACAGTATGCAGTTAATCCTGTATACTATGCATATAGATTTACATTCAATCACAGGAGATAATAATGGCAGCAAAATACTTTAATCCAGAGCAAGTTAATAAAATGAAGCAACTTGTTAATGAAGGCATGGCAGTAATGCAAGAAGTTGAGACACTTAACGGTGGACTCAGTGATACTGTAAAAGCAATCGCAGAAGAACTTGAAATCAAACCTTCTATTCTTAAGAAAGCAATCAGAATTGCATACAAAAGCAAACTAACTGATACGAATGCTGACCATGAGCAACTAAACGATATTTTGGAGACTGTCGGTAGAACTCTTTAATGCCAAGACTAGTCACATTTGGATGTTCATTTACATATGGTGCCGGTTTACCTGACAGTTATGTAGGAAATGGACGTGCTGGTGATTCACCTAGTAAGTTTGCTTGGCCAAATCTATTAGCAGAAAAGTTAGATTATGAGTGTTTAAATTTATCTGTATGTGGTTCAGGCAATTATCAAATTTTACTAAATATTTTACGAACCGAGTTTAAACAAGATGATTTAGTTGTAATAGGATATTCATATTTTGATAGATATGAAAATTACCTAATGACTGATAAGATTGATGCAGGCTTTCAGATAACAGCAAAGTCTAAAGAACTTCATCATAGAATAGAAATCAATAAAGTTATGTTAGGTGAGACAAGTGAAGAACAAAAGTTCTGGAATAATTGGTTATCCATACAACATGCAGAAATGATATTAAACTCTAAAAATATAAAAAATTATTCGTTTCTTAATGTGCCAGAAATAGCACAAGAAACAAAACCTGACTTGATCGATATGAAAAATTTTATCGATCATATTAATTTAAACTTTAAGGATTATGCTTTGGACAATGAACACCCAGGAATTAAGACTCAGCAGTTGCAATTTCAACAACTTTATAGTACAATAGCACTAAGATGAGTTATATTGATGCCATACATGATAAGACTTCGGAACGAATACATGTCGTAGAACGTAGTCCTGCAGGCGATAGAATATTTAAAGAATATCCTACTAACTATGTATTGTACTATGAAGATCATAAAGGTAAACATCGTTCGTTATATGGAACTCCTGTTAAAAAGTTCTCATCTAGGAAACAAGCAGAGTGGGAGAAAGAGAAACGCATCCACGGTAAGAAACGTCTATTTGAATCAGACATTCCGATCGTCTTTAGATGTCTCAGTGAGAATTATTTGAAGGTTGATGCCCCTAAACTGCATACATGTTTCTTTGATATTGAGGTAGACTTTGATCCTGCAAAAGGATTCTCTCCTCCAAGTGATCCCTTTAATCCTGTTACTGCTGTAAGTTTATACTTAGACTGGCTTGATCAATTAGTCTGTCTAGCAGTTCCCCCTAAGCATATGACGTATGAGACTGCACAAGAAGCAATTGCAGAGTTTCCTGATACAATGCTGTTTAGAACAGAGAAAGAATTGTTTGATGCATTCTTCTCACTAATCGAAGATGCTGATGTGTTATCGGGTTGGAACTCAGAAGGGTATGATATTCCGTATATGGTCAATCGTGTAACAAAAGTTATGAGTAAAGATGACACTCGTAAGTTTTGTTTGTTAGGGCAGTATCCTAAAAAACGTAAGTATGAACGATTCGGTAAAGAAGAAGAAACGTTTGACTTAGTTGGTCGTATTCACTTAGACTATCTACAACTTTATAAGAAGTATAATTACGAATCTCGTCATAGTTATAAACTAGATGCGATTGGTGAAATGGAAGTTGGCGAAAAAAAGACTGAGTATGAAGGCTCACTAGATCAGTTATACAACAAAGACTTTAAAAAGTTTATCGAATACAACAGACAGGACACAATGCTACTTAAGAAACTAGATGATAAGTTACAGTTCTTAGAACTTGCTAATCAACTAGCACATGAGAATACTGTATTGCTTCCGACATGTATGGGCTCAGTTGCGATGATTGAAATGGCTGTGATGAATGAAGCACATGAACGTGGCGTAGTTGTACCCAATAAGATAAGATCAAATCTTAATACAGTTAGTGAAGGTCAAGCGGCTGGTGCTTATGTTGCAACTCCTAAGAAAGGATTGCATGAATGGATCGGTTCTATAGATATCAACTCTCTGTATCCTTCAGTTATTCGTGCTTTAAATATGGCTCCAGAAACAATCGTGGGGCAAGTACGACAAACTCTTACAGAACATTACATGGATGAGAAAGGTCTTGCACTTGCAAAGAAAAAGCCTAGATATAAAGATGGTGATGCTCCAGTAGAAGGTCCTGTCTTATGGGAAGGCTTGTTCGGCTCATTAGAGTATACTGCAATTCTAAATCAGGAACGTGGCACAATGCTAACCATTGATTATGAGGATGGTAGAGAAGCGGAAATGAGTGCGGCACAGATATGGAAGATGATTTATGATTCTAACAATCAATTTATTCTAAGTGCTAACGGTACAATCTTTAGATCAGACACAGAGGGTGTGATTCCCGGACTGCTATCTAAATGGTATTCTGATCGTAAGATTATGCAGGCTAAACTCAGAGAGTCTACTACAAAAAAAGACATAGACTTTTGGGACAAACGTCAGTTAGTTCGTAAGATTCTACTTAACTCTGCATATGGTGCACTTTTGAATGAGCATTGTCGTTTCTATGATAAACGTATAGGACAGTCTGTAACACTCACAGGACGAAGTGTGACAAAACATATGTCCGCTTATGTTAATGAGATAATGACTGGAGTATATGATCACACAGGAGATGCAATGATCTATGGTGATACTGACTCTTGTTATTTCTCTGCTTGGCCTATGTTAAAAGATGAACTGCCCGCAGATATGGCATTAGAAGATAAGAAGCAAACATTTATCGATTTGTATGAAAGCATGTCTGACCAATGCAATGTATCATTCCCAGGCTTTATGGAGAATGCATTTCATTGTCCACGTGAGAAAGGACTAATCATCAAAGGTGGTAGAGAAGTCTGTGGTGACAGAGGCTTATTCATTACTAAGAAAAGATATGCAATCAATATCTATGATGCTGAAAACAAACGTACTGATGCTAATGGTGCAATGAAAGTTAAAGCAATGGGCTTAGACTTAAAAAGAGCAGATACTCCTGCATATGTACAAGACTTCTTAATGGAAGTATTAGAAATGACTCTATCTGGAATAGGACGTGAAGATATTATCGAAAAGATTAAAGAGTTCAAACATGTGTTAGGTGAGAAGGATTCATGGACAAAAGGTTCCCCTAAAGGTGTGAACAAACTAACTTCTTATACAATGCTTGAAAAGAATTCTAAAACTGGTCGAGCAAACATGCCGGGTCATGTCAGAGCGGCAATGAATTGGAATACACTCAAACGTGTACACGGAGACAATTACTCAATGGAGATTATGGATGGCTTTAAAGTTGTAGTATGCAAACTTAGAACTAATGCAATGGGTTATACAAGTATTGCTTATCCGCAAGATCAACTTAGACTTCCTAAGTGGTTCCAAGAACTTCCTTTTGATGATAACTTGATGGAATCAACTTTAGTAGATGAAAAGATTAGTAATTTACTAGGTGTTCTTAAGTGGGACTTAAGAGCAAACACAGACACTAATTCAACGTTTGACGAGTTGTTTAGTTTCGGGTAAATCTTATGTCCAAAACATTTGCTTTACACAATAAATCCAGATATAATACACATAATATCTACCTAAATACATTACGAGGAGTATAAATGAAAGATAACTTATTAGACATCATCGGTTACACGCATAGTCTAGGCATCATTGATCTGGTAAAGATCGTGGGAACTGATACTGAAACAGAAATCCATGCTATTGCAGAAGATAAATCTGTTATTGTTACAGGCAAAACTAAAGTGCCAGTTGCAGATTTCACAGGAACATTCGGTATGCCGAATCTGACTAAACTAAAAACTATTTTAGGTTTTGATGTTTATAATGATGATAGTGCTGAGATTTCTATGACTAAAGCAAACAAAGACGGTAATGAAGTGCCTAGTGCAATTCACTTTGCAACTGTTCAAGGCGATTTTATTAACGACTATCGTTTAATGTCACAAGCAATTATCGAAGAAAAAGTAAGAAACGTTACTTTTAAAGGTGCTACATGGGACGTAGAATTTGAGCCTACAATCGCAGGCATTATGCGTCTAAAAATGCAGGCATCTGCTAACTCTGAAGAATTGAATTTCACTACTAAAACAGAAGACGGCGATCTTAAAATCTTCTTTGGTGACCCTTCAACTCACTCAGGTAACTTTGTGTTTCAACCTACTGTAACAGGAGAACTTACTAGATCATGGATGTGGCCTGTTAAAGTATTTTTGTCAATCATGGATCTTCCTGGTGACAAGACTGTACGTATCTCAGATCAAGGTGCGGCACAGATTACTGTAGACAGTGGTTACACAGTTTACGAATATCTATTACCAGCACAAGCAAAGTAGTTGATAATCAATCGCAGTAAAACCCATTGGGAGAAACCAGAGTTTTGGACAAGAGGAAATTATACTCAGTATGTTGTAAGGATTCAAGGTGTAACTGTTGATATTGTGGGAACTAAGTATTCATATATTAGTATAGGAAAAGTCGCATCAACTTTTATGGCAGAGTTTTTAGGAAATCTAAAATATCATCAAAGTGTATATGACTATAATATACCAGATGAACATAGGCTTCCCCAAACTTATATGGTTGTATTGAGGGATCCTGTTGAACGTTGGTGTTCTGGAATAGTAGAATATTTAGTTAATAGTGGAATGTTTATAGAAGGCGAAGAGTCATCTTTTACATTAAAAAATAGAGAAACGTTAGATTTAATATTTGGTTATGCAATATTTGATAGACATACATGTCCTCAAGTTGATTACTTGCATGGAATAGATACAGATCAATGTGTATTTTTTAAACTTGATAAGGATTTTGAAAATACAATGAAACGTTTCGCAGAAAAAGAATTGAAGGTACCCACAAAAGATGTAATAATACGAAAAGATATGTATAATACATCAGAGAGGAACTCACATAAAGAACTTAGGGATATAATTAATTTTGAAATTGAAAACAATCCTAGATATAAGAAACAGATAAAAGATCATTTTGCAGATGATATTATCTTGTTTAACTCAGTGAATTATTATGAATGAAAATATGGCAGAACAGATCGATCTTTCAAAAGAGCATAAGCCAGATTGGGCACTGTTCTTACCCGCAGTCAGTAGTTTTTTTATTACTGGCTTAGGTAAGCAACGTGATACGACAACAGAGGATTATTTCCCTCAAGAACGTATCCCGGCAGGGTTCAACGGAGACGTAGAACGTCTGAATTTCTTAAACTCTAAAGAAGGTCTGTTCACTTATAAGTGGGGATTGTATTCTGCAGGCCATGCAGACTTGGATGTAACTAAAACAATCCCCGCTGAATCTATCATACGTGATAGAGAAGAGGGTACGTTTATGTTAGGCGACTCGGGTGGTTTTCAGATTATGAAAGGTCAATGGCCTGCTGACTGGAAAGATCCGAATTGTCCTAAAGCACGTGAACAACGTATTAAAGTCCTAACGTGGATGGACACGTATATGGATTACGGCATGTGTTTAGACATACCTTCGCAAACTGTGCAAAATCAACATCTGTTTGACAAGCACGGTATCAAAACCATAGAGGAAGCCGCACTGGCAACGCATATCAACAACGATTACTTTATACACAATCGTAATGGTAACTGCAAGTTCTTAAACGTCTTGCAGGGGTTGAATCATACTCAGTCAGATAACTGGTATGAAGAAATGAAGATGTATTGTGATCCGAATATGTACCCAGATAATCATTTTAATGGTTGGGCATTCGGTGGTCAAAACAAGATTGACATACATCTAACCTTAAAAAGAATCGTTGGTATTATACATGATGGATTGTTAGAACCTGGAAAGCATGATCTTATTCATTGCTTAGGTACATCTATCTTAGAATATGCTGTCCTGTTCTCTGATATTCAGAAAGCAGTAAGAAAGTATCACAATCCAAACTTACAGATTACGTTTGATTGTGCAAGTCCTTTCTTTGGTGCGGCTAAAGGGTTAGCATATTTCAACTCTAATATGGAACACAATACAAAGTGGACATACTCTATGGAAAAGACTGCTGAAAACAAAGACTTTGATACTGACATGCGTAAGTTCAGTGATGCTGTTCTGGCAGAAGGAATACATGAGAAATTCTCTGATTCCCCTGTTACTAACGCAATGGTTATGAAGGACCTTTGTTATCGTGGTCATGGTTTCTTAAACAAGCATGGGAAAGAAACTAAAACGAGTTGGGACACACTCAGTTATACATTGCTACAGGCACACAATGTCTATCAGCATATGTTTGCAGTCCAAGAAGCAAACAGACAATATGACTTAGGGTGTGTCCCCGCAATGTTGATGAACGAAACATTTGAAAGTGTAAGATTTGGAGACTTAGTTGATGAGATATTTTCACTTAACGATAGACAAAAGTCTTTAGACTTGATCGATAAGCATAGTAGATTCTGGATGCAAATAATGTCAGGGTCACAAGGCTTCTCAGGTAAGAGAGCCGTCAATGCAGGTACAATGTTTGATCAATTGTTTAGTGAAAACGGGTAAATTAATGCTTGACATCAACAGCAAATACGTGTATTATTAATGATGATAGAAATATTATTATGGAGTCTAGTAGTTATTACATGGTTATCATATGGTATGCATGTACTAAAAGAATTCATAATAAATCATATTGAATAGGAAAACAAATGAGTATAGAACCAATGATCAAAAAGCCAAGTTTATTCAGAAGGACTGTGTTCAGTCTAGTAAGTGGTTGGAGACGTGTAATGGATGTAAAATATAATCCGTTGAAGTATGTTCCAGACCCTAGTTTGCAAACGTATTTCATGCTAGTGCTATTCACTGTATGGAGTGTGTGGTTTGGATTCTTAGCATCAACATACTTAGGCTTCTTCAATTATAATACAGTTGTTAGTATTATCATACATGCTGGAATATTGATTCCCTTAGCATTCACTAACGCAATCTTTATCGATGCAGAACGTGATGGGCATAAGTGGTTGAAAGAATGGAAGGCAGAACAATCAAGGTATAAGTTAGTAGTAAATAGACTTAAGACAAAGAATTTAACAATTTGGAATCCTAGTAAGGAAGCATAATGAGAAGTATTTGGGTAACATTTAGCAAAGAGGGTATACATAAATATCCCGGTGCTGACACTGATCCTAAGTTAGCAACAGGTNACTGGGACGATGTATCGTTCTTAGGTTATTCTCACAGACATATATTTCATTTTAAAGTATGGATTGAAGTCTTCCATGATGATAGAGACATAGAGTTCATACAGTTTAAAAGATGGTTAGAACGTTTATATGCAGAAGTAGAAAGCAGTACATGTGTATTACAACTTAATCATAAGAGTTGCGAAATGATCGCAGACGATTTGGCATTAGAAATACAAACAAAGTATCCAAATCGTTACATAAAGATTTCCGTAGCCGAAGATAATGAAAACGGTTGCGAAATGGAGTATCCGAATGATTCGGATGCATAACACTAAGG